GATGACATCAAGAGCACAACTATGGGTGATGGCGGTGAGGACATACAGCTATCACCTTCTGCCAGAAAGACATTGCCAATTAGCATTGAGGTTAAGAGGCGTAAGTCTGGGATGAAAACTGCTTACAGTTACATAGATCAAGCAGGTAAACATGGTAAGGGTGAGCCAGTAGTTTTTTACAGATCCGATAGACAACCCTGGATTGTTATGGTAGGCATGGATCATTACATGGAGCTACTAAGGAATTGGAAAAAATGAGTGTAAAAATTTGGGATGTACTAGAAGGTCCAATCTCTAGGGATGAGTGCCCTGATAGCGATGAGTGGCCTGATGATGCAGAGTACAGTATGCTTTGTAAGGCTGAGGATGATGATGGAATGTTTGAGGCTGACTTTTACTTTGAGGTCTATGCAGATGCATACGAGTGGAAGGTTTATTTCGAGTCAAAGATTGATCCATTAATTATAAACGAAGATGTAAATGATGCTTGACTCTGCCTATCAGTTAAATATAACTAGGGACTTTCACTGTGCAATTTGAACTTAACTTAACCATAAAGGTTGACCCCTCTGCAAATTTTTTAGAGGTTGACCCTGACTATAATCTTGCTGTAATAGGTGAGGTAATTCAAGATCATCTCTATGATATAGATGACATCCAAGTAACTGAATGTGAGGTAAAGAAAAATGACTAAGATAACTCTTGACGATAAAGAATATGACACTGCTAATCTAACTGATGAACAAAATCAAATTGTAAACATTTTAAATGTCGGTACAAATTCTGTTGCTATGCTTGATCACATGACACAATGTGTACGGGCTATACAACAAATAAAAACAAGTGAACTAAAAAAATCTTTGGATGGTGATAGTCAGGAAGAGTTAGACTTGTGATGAACATAGTAGATTTAAAAACTATGGGATACTTTGATTCACTAGACTCAGACAAAGATCTTTTGTTGGCGTATGCTACTTGGGTTGAGGATAAGATCTTTACTAAACGTGAGGAACGTCTCGTAGAAAATACACTAGGTCTTGTTGGTGAAGCTGGTGAGGTAGCTGAGAAAGTTAAGAAGCTTATCAGAGACAAGTCCAGGTTCACCAAAGAAGATATTATTAAAGAGCTAGGGGATGTAGTGTTTTACGTCACAGCCTTAGCCAACTACTACGGGTCTGATCTACAAGAAGTAATTGAGGGGAACGTAATTAAGTTAGACGGGCGTGAAGCCAGAGGAACATTAAAAGGAAGCGGAGATAATAGATGAGTAACCTACTACCTACAGACTATCAATCTTTTATACACAAGTCACGTTACGCACGATGGCTTGATGAAGAGGGCAGGCGTGAGACATGGACTGAGACAGTAACACGTTACACTGATAACATAGTAAGGCCAGCTCTTGAGAAGGCTAACTTTACTGTGCCTAAGATGACTAAGCTAATAAAAGAGATAGAGGATTCCATCCTAAGTCTTGGTGCAATGCCTTCTATGAGGGCAATGATGACAGCTGGTCCAGCATTTTTTCGTGACAATACAGCGGGTTATAATTGCTCATACCTACCAGTAGATGATATCAAATCATTCGATGAGGCTATGTTTATCCTCCTCTGTGGTACTGGTGTTGGCTTCAGTGTAGAACGGCAATTCATCAGTCAACTTCCAGATGTGCCAAAGCTCTTTGAGAGCGATACTACAGTAGTCATCAGGGACAGTAAGGAAGGTTGGGCTAAGGGTCTTCGTCAAGTGATTGCACTCCTATACAGTGGTGAGATTCCTAAGTGGGATACTAGCAGAGTTAGACCTGCAGGTGCAAGGTTAAAAACATTCGGTGGTAGGGCATCAGGCCCAGCGCCATTGATTGATCTGTTTAACTTTGTCAGTCACACGTTTAAAGAATCACAAGGCCGTAAGCTATCATCCCTTGAGTGTCACGACATCATGTGTAAGATTGGTGAGGTAGTTGTAGTAGGTGGTGTACGTAGGTCAGCTATGATCAGTCTATCAAATTTATCTGATGATCGTATGCGTCATGCTAAGTCAGGCAATTGGTGGGAGAACAATCCACAACGTGCCTTATCTAATAACTCTGTGTCGTATACTGAGAAGCCAGATGCTGTATCATTCTTACGTGAGTGGCAAGCACTAGTAGAGAGTGGCAGTGGTGAACGTGGTGTCTTCAATCGTGAGGCTTCTAAGAAGCAAGCAGCTAAGAATGGTAGACGAGATGCTGACTATGAGTTCGGTACGAACCCTTGCAGTGAGATCATCTTACGACCAAATCAATTCTGTAATCTTACGGAGATTGTAGTACGTTCTACTGACGACATCCAAAGTCTTTCAGAGAAGGTTCGTATAGCTACCATCCTTGGTACTATCCAATCTACCTACACAAAGTTTCCTTACTTGCGTAAGATATGGCAGAAGAATACAGAAGAAGAACGTTTGTTGGGTGTGTCTTTGACTGGTATCATGGACAACCCTTTAATGACCACAGAAAATGAGGGGTTAGATAAAACTCTTGAGTACCTTAAATCTATATCCATTGCTACTAATGCTAAGTGGGCTAAACTGCTTGATATTCCTGTTGCTACTGCTATCAGTTGTGTCAAACCTAGCGGAACGGTATCGCAGTTGGTTGACTCCGCTAGTGGAATACACGCTCGTCACTCAGCCTATTATATTCGTACTGTTCGTGGTGATAATAAAGACCCACTAACAAAGTTTATGAAAGACCAAGGTGTACCTAGTGAGCCAGATGTAATGAAGCCAGACCAGACTACTGTGTTTAGTTTCCCTCAGAAGTCTCCTGACAACGCAGTGGTTACTGCTGACATGAGTGCGATAGACCAACTTAATATGTGGTTAGCTTATCAGAGATCGTGGTGTGAGCATAAGCCATCAGTGACAATCAACGTCAAGAAAGATGAGTGGTTTGAGGTAGGTGCATTTGTTTACAAACACTTCGATGAGATGTCAGGTGTATCTTTCCTACCATTCCACGAGCATACCTACCAGCAAGCACCTTATCAAGATTGTTCTAAGGAAGATTACATATCCTTATTATCTTTCATGCCTAAGAGTATTGACTGGACATCACTATCAAACTATGAGAAAGAAGATAATACAGCAGGCAGTCAGACACTAGCATGTTCTGGTGATTCCTGTGAAATCGTAGACCTAGTATAAAGGAACTAAACTATGAAGCCAGTACGTAAAAGTTTTAATCGTGCCTTGTATCAAGCTTATGATAAGAAGGCTAAGGACACTTTGGTTAGTCTATTAGAAAGTAAAGGTCACACTATTGTCAACACTGAAGAGAACTACTTTGTAGATGTAGTATCTCAGAAGGATGGCTACACATACTTCAATGAGGCTGAGGTTAAGGTAGCTTGGACAGAGGACTGGCCTGCACATTGGGCAGAGATTCGCATACCTGAACGCAAGCAACGACTACTAGATAAGTATGATGGTACTAATGGTGTGTTAAACTTCTACGTATTCCGTGAAGACTTAAAGCAAGTCTGGCGTATCAAAGATACTCTACTAACTAAAGAAAGCCTAGCTGAGGCTAAGGGTAGGTACATACAGAAAGGTGAGTTGTTCTTTCACATACCCTACACATCAGCTGAGTTGGTAAACACATGAGTGACTTTGATCCAGTAGACAAGCCTGCCCATTATAACATGGGCGGGATAGAGTGCATTGATTATATTAAACAGGTGGTAGGTCTTGATGGTTTCATTTCCTACTGCCATGGTAACATGATTAAGTATCAACATCGTTACCGCTACAAAGATAACCCTATGGAGGACATGAAGAAGGCAGCATGGTACTTAAATAAAATGATTAAGGCTTTAGAAGAAAAAAATAAGTAAGGGTAAACTATGGGCAGACCAACCAAAAGATCCAAGAATAACTTACCGCCTCTTGAAGCAGAGGCAAAAGCTTACGTAAAGAAGAAACGACCACGAGCAAAACCCTTGACCAGTCGCAGGTATCTAGCAGGACAAGCCTTAGCTGGACTACTTGCAAACGGTAAGGGTTCTGTTCGTGTTGAAGATATAAAGAGAGAGGCTTATAACTGGGCAGACATCATGGATGATGATGAAGAAGATTAAGGGGGTTTAACAACCCTCTTACTACCTTCTTATTTGTGATTCTTGTAGTGCATTGAGCTTCATAATGTCTTGTCTTCTTCTCAACTCTACCCCTATATTTTCTGAGTCGTTAATATATTCGTCAACAGAATTAAACTTACCGCCTGAGGCATGGCTTACAGATCTTTCAGTTACGCCTGGTAATGCTTGATTCATCTCAATATGAAAAGCATTTCTAATATAAGAAGCTGCAGCCTTTGGACTTTTATTACTAAGCTCATTAAAGTATCTCTGATAAAAATCTTCCATAGCAGTAATTTTTTTACCCATAAATTTCTTTAACAACATAACTTGTTCATCTGAAGAAGCCTCATCAAACATAATTGTATTATTAAATTCTGGTAGAGGTTTAGATATGTACTCTTCAAAGTCATTGTTTAAAGTTTCAGATAAACCATATCTTACTAAAATATCTAGTGATGGATTTCTAACACTACTTTTTTTATAGAGTAAAAATTCTTTTAAGTTAAGATTGTTAATATTTTTTTGTAATGTATTAGGAGCTTTTCTAGTATCAATACCTAACAGTTGTTTTGTAATAGGATCTCTGGATCTTACTGGTCCACCACCAATAGGATCATAAAGAACTGTAGATTTTCTACCGTCAAGAGACTGAGTGTATTGTACTAGATCTGTTTCTGGTAGAAAACGGACAAGTCTATTTATAGATTCGGTGTCTTTAAACATAGCAGAAAGTAAATTATATTCTTTTTGTGTACCATTACCTAGCATTAAGTCTCTAGTGTAAGGAACATAACTTGCTTCAGGATTTATTTGACCCTGTAAATCTTTAAACACTGTAACAGGGTATGTAAAGGTAGCCATAATATCTGCTATTCTTCTTCCAAGACCTCCTGCAAAATCACCTTCATCAAAAGCTTTTCGTATGTCAGATTCTAATCCTTTATCAAAACCCATGTTACCTAAACCACCAGCAACCTGTAAAACATCTCTTGCAAGTTCACTTGTCTTTGGCATAGGTAAATCATAATGATAACGTACAATAAGATCACCTAGTAATTGGTGTGCAGCTAATGCACCTGCTACACGACCTAATTTTTTAGTCTGACCTGCTTCTCCAAACTGCATGTCAGCAAACGCAGTCTTCATTCCTATTGCCTTACCGTCCTCATCAAACTCAACTTGAGAAGCACGAGCATACACAGCACCTGATATTAAAGATATGCCAGTCATTTGACGTGCCATTCTTTCTGTAGGATCTTTTAGTGTTCCTGCGTAAACTTTATCAAAGTTTTTTCTTCCTCCAGTAATAAAAGCAATTGGAGTGTAGTCGTTAATAAACTCCATATGATTTGCTACATACCTTGGAAAAGGCATACCTAAGAATCCCGACACAACAAACGGAGCTTTTTTATGCAAGTTAATAACTGCACGAGGTATACCTAGAGCATCATCTTTCTTATATCCTTTTTGAAACACAAAGTCTAAACTATCGTATACAGCTTTATCTCTCATAGCTTGATCAGGCAAATCTAGTAGGCTATTGTTCTTACTTAAAAATCCTCTTAATCCATCCTCACCACTTTCAATTAACTGTCTATCGAGTGATGCATAGAAGGCTGCTTGTTTAAACCTTGAGTCAACAGCAGAGTTTGCAAGGTTTACAAAAGATCCAATCTTTCCAACAGTAGTATCAGAACCAACAGAAACTTCAGCTCTATTTATGTCGTGGAATATCTTCTGGTATTCTTCTGGAAAATCTCTCTTGTACATTTCTTTTATTAGTAATGCATCTTGTTTATTCCAAGACATACTTCTTAAACCAGAAGTAACAGCACGAAAATTACTTATAGGTACTTTACCTGTGGTTGCAACGGTATATCCAGTACGAAGTGTTTGTCTAAAGACCTCATCTACTACATCAATACCTATACGTGCTGTAGAAAACATAGCATTAGCTGCGGTTGTACCTAATTGAGATGTCATAAACGCAATACGTACTGAGTCAGCCTGTCGTAATGCTTCTATAGCTGTTCCAAAAGCATTTCTTTCAACACCTATAGTAGCAGATACTTCTTTAGCTAACCTATCATTGTATACACCAACACCTTGATCAGATAATACTTCTATCTTATTTAGTATATCACTTAAGTCTGACTTCTTAATTAACTTAGCAACTTGACCAGCAGCACCTAGAGTTCTACCTGCTTCAGATAGGTCTGATAAAAATACGTATCCAAATTCTTCTCTGGTAAGTCCATAGGTATCAATTATTTCGTCTATAGTTTTTGTATTTATTACCCCATCGTCCATAGCCTGTGCTAAAGCAGTGCTTATTCTCTCACCTTCTTTTAGTTTAATTTTCTCTGCAACCTCAAGAGCAGCAGCAGTAATGCCTTGAAGGGTATGACGTGAAAGTCCTGTAGTGACATTTATGTTTGGACCTTCAGTAAGAATATTTTCTTTTATATCTAAACCTTCAGCAACTTTCTTAGGGTTAAGAGGATTCTTTTTAACATCTCTTTGACCTAGAATATCTACTAAACCATTCATCTTATTCAGTATGTTATTAACTTTTTTCCTACCTTGCGCAGTAGATCCAACCTTACTTAATTTTTTTACTGCTACCTTAGCAATCTTCTGTTTACTAGCAGCAATATTAGAAGACTGTTTCATTAAGTTTATAGCTACTTGATCAGATTGTTTTCTACTTAAACCCCTAGAGAATCCACCTATAGTACCACCAAAGCCTGCACTTAAACCAACTGTAAAAGCTTTTTCTCCTATAGACATACCTTGATAGTCTTCAATTGTATTATCTCTAGCACTTTCCTGTACTTCAACTTGACCTGCTGTTAATGCACCCTCAACAACTGCTGTTCTAACAAATCCTTTTGCTGCTTCCTTAGCAAATTCTTTAGACATAAGGCTTTTAACTGCAGCCCTTGTAGCCAGTTGAGTTGCCTTAGTTGCAGCCATTGCTCCAAACTTAGAGTATCCACCTGTAA